GGTAACATATTTCTCTGGGCCCGTTCCGTTTCTCATGCCACCATGCCCGGCATCAAGGCATATTAAAAATTCATTTGCTTTCATATTTTATATTTTTAAGGGGAGAAGAAATTAATCAACTCCCCTTGGCACTAAGGTAGCGATTCTCTGCGCCTATAATTTAAACCCGATAAGAGCAAAGGCTGCGCTTATCAATGATAGCTTAGCAGGTAATTTTACCTCTATCTCCTTTCCAGCACATTCGCGGCTTGTTTCCTTAATTTTGTCCCAAATGATTTGAGCAAGTTTAACATATTCTCGCCATGTAAATTTGACCTTCTTTCCATCATCAGTAAGAAGTACATTTACCTCTTGTGCAAGTTCCGCAAAATTAAAAGCGTAACAACTCACTGAACCTAAAGGACTGGAAATTGTATCTGCATTTTTTAAAACTTCTTTGAAATTAGTTTCCATTTTATTTTGTTTTAACGTCTAAAAAATCTAAGAATAATTGTACCAATATTTGTTCCAGTTATGGATTTTATATTTTCCGAAATACTAAACAATTCCGTAGCTGCAATAATGAAGCTTACAGAATACGTTATCTGCGATGGCAGTTGGAAGGTTATACTTGCCCCGTGAAAAATCATGATACCGCAGAAATAGGTTACCACCTTTTGAGATGTGCGATAAAGCCCTTTGCTTGTTATCGGCTCTCCCCTTTTCTTTGCCGCCATGATTCCCGTGACCGTGTCGGCAAAAACAACAAAGATTGTAAATATCAAGAAATGTTTGATGGGTAGGAAAAACGAGAATAGCACTCCGCAGCAAATCGAATAGGCAATGCCATCGTAGCCAAGTTTAAAAATGTTGTAGATAACTGCTTTCATTATTCAAGTTTTATTAACCTTACATCTCCATCAACCGTTGCAAATTTGCCATCAGCATATTTGTACAAGTCGTATTTAACACCGTTAAAGGCAAAGGAAACTTGATTAGTAAATGTAGATAAAAGTAAGTTGGTTGAAATAGAATAAACCTTGCCATTGTCTGGATTAAATATAAGCCGTTTGTTTACATTTAACTCAATCTTACCATCAATAATTTCACCGTTAAAATTTAATTTCCAGTCACCGAGAAACTTTGCCGTGTCTCTTTGTGCCGTTGTAAAATAGACAGGCTTACCGCTTATTTGAACGTGCAAGTCATTGTAATAATTAATCCTTTGCACCGCTTTGCCCTTTGTTATAATAGGCTTGGCATGAATAGCCAATGTATTACTTTGCCTTTCGGCATCGGTAACAAGGCTTTGAATGGCAGTTGCACTATCGCCCAATATTTGCTTTGAGCCTGTGACTGTGCTATCAGACAAAGTAGTCTGCTGAATAATGTAATAAATGTTGCCTTGCTTTTGAATGTACACTGTGTCTTTTACGAGGTCTTGCGCAAAGGAAAACAAGGGAAGGAATAAAAATAGGTATCTCATTTTATTTATTTTCGAGGTTAATAATTCTTTGTTCAAGGGCTTTGATTAGGGCGTTTTGCTCTTGTATAGCTTTGGTGAGGATTGGAATAATAGCTTGGTAATTTACAGACATTGATTCCTCAAAACTCACTACTTCTGGTAAAATTGTACCAATATCTTGTGCAATAAAACCAAGTTGTTTACTGCCATTACTTTTATATGTATATTCAACAGGCTGCAATTTTAAAACATCATTTAAACCATATTTTAAATCAAAAATATCATCTTTCAAATTATAATCAGAACGTGTTGTATATGCTGATGCGCTAACATTGCCTCCAACATAAACGCTATCAACTACGTGTAAACGATAACCGCTTTGTAACGATGTAGTTCCAATGCCAATTAATCCGCTAGATGTAATGTATAACCTATTAGTATTAGACGTATATAATGCTAATCCAGAGCTTTGGGTAACGCCGATATTTAAACTACCTGTTCCTGCTTGCGAATTATTTCCACCTCCGTTTAATCTAAAATAAGCATTTGTAAAATTTTGACTATTACCTAATAAAATTTCAGAACCATCGGATGCTCCTGTGAAAGCATTATTAATTCGAATTGACGTCAATGAACCTCCAGAAGATGTTCCTAAATCTAATGAATAATTTGGATTTGCATTTCCAATGCCAATTAATCCGCCAGATGTAATGTGCAACCTATTAGTATTAGCCGTATATAATGCTAATGCAGAGCTTTGGGTAACGCCGATATTTAAACTACCTGTTCCTGCTTGCGAATTATTCCCACCTCCGTTTAATCTAAAATAAGCATTTGTAAAATTTTGACTATTACCTAATAAAATTTCAGAACCATCGGATGCTCCTGTGAAAGGATTTCTCAATCTTAAGGTGTTAAAAACATTTGAATTAGTAGACCAAATATCTAATAAATAATTAGGCGTATTAGTTCCAATGCCAACATTGCCTCCAGCCTCATAAACTGCACTTGTATCAAATATTCCGCTTGAATTAGTCCTTATTAAATAATTATTTGGACTAAATGATGTCGCGCCCGTTCCCCCACTTGCTACACCTAAAGCAGTTGAAAAAGTTGGTGCAGTTGTAAAAGTCTTTGCCCCGTTTACAGTTTGCGTTCCATAGGTGTTTACATAGGCAATAGCTGCCGTATCTGCTCCCAACTGCCTCCATTTTCGTCCCGTTGCCGAAGCCTTGTAAGTATAAAGATTTATGTTAACTGTATCAAGTACAAAATATGCAGCCGTGTCGCTCTTTGCCGTCAAAGTGGTATCGGAAGATATCCCGCGCCAAATAAGCCCATCGGCAGTCGTCTGTTCTCCGAGCGTTATTTTTTGGTTGCCATTGCTCGGGTACTGTGCCCATGCAAGGCAAGGCAAAAGGAGGAGGAAAAGGGAAAGGAGTTGTTTCATGTTTATGTTTTTAATTATTTCTTTGCATAATAATCCAATTTGTTCCATCGCTTACAAGTGTTGCAAATCTATAAGTAGCAGGAGCTATAATTGATGTTTGTGTCCCACCAAGATATGATGTTGTAAAACCAATTATATTTGAGGATGCAGATAATACATTTCCGCTGCCTGTTTGTTTTATTATTAATTCTTTTCCAGGATATGTAGATGCATTTGGCAAGGTAAGTGTAACGGTAGCATCTTGATGTATATTTAACCATGTCGTATTTACGCTAACTGTCAACGTTGTTGCTGTAGATGATGTGTATGTTCTTTCAAGCCATGGAGTATTTACCCTACCTCCAAATGTTCCTGTAGATGAAACGTTAATAGTCCCCGTAAATGTTTTATTTCCCGATAACGTCTCCGTACACGACTTACACGCTGCACCTAAATTATTTCTTGCATCCGTTTCATTTGTGCCTCCCGTACCACCGTTTAAAACGGGTAACGGCGAACCGCTTAATGATACAGCCAATGTACCGCTTGATGTTATAGGGCTGCCAGATACTGAAAGAAATGTAGGAACAGTCATTGCAACACTTGAAACGCTTCCTGCTCCAATTACATTTTTTAACTGCGTATCAGATATTAATGTCACTGTATTATTTGCGTTTATTTGAGGAAATGCTATAGTACCTATTCCATTTAATGTAAATAAATTAGAACCTAAGGTAGTTGCCCCGATAGCCGTTCTGGTATCAGCTGCAGTTAAAAGTGTTATTGTTTTATTTGCATTAACTTTTATAAATTTATCACTAACACTATTATCAGCTACTAACAATGCCTTACCAACTGTTGTAACTCCTAAATTAGTCAATGCCCCATCGGCAGTCGTTGCACCTGTACCACCATTTAATAAAGGTAAAGCAGTGCCGCTATATGTCAATGCCAAAGTGCCAGAAGTTGTAACAGGTGAACCACCTACGTTAAATATAGAAGGAGCAGTTAAGCCTACACTTGTTACAGTGCCCGTTCCTCCACCGCCTCCGCTGTATTGTGGAATGTTTAAGGTACTACCAACCAATGTTGCAGCTCCGCTTGTTCCTGTTGTAGTAAGTGTTAAATTATTTTGTTTTGAAGCAAATCTTGTTGTAAGGTTTAATGAAGATGTATCAGCATCTCGAAAATACGGAGATAACATTGTTGACGTATCGGATATATTGACTTTATTATTAAAGGTATTCCAATCAGTTGAAGTTAAAAATCCATTTGCGGTTGAAGTCGCTTGTGTTATTGACAAAGTTCTATTAGCCGTTAAATCGCCTCCACCTTGTAACGGCGATGTTGTTCCTATAATTATTGTGCTATTTGCTGGGGTAAATCCTAAAGCAGCTTGTTTGTTATTAAATGTAGTCCAATCCGCAGATAACAAATAACCTGGCACACTTGCCGATGCAGCATTCATTGTAAGTTCTGGAGTTGTTGTATTATTAGTTATGCTTATAGGAGTGCCTGCGGCTGCCGTAACAGTTGTTACAGTTCCTGCTCCTATAGCAGTACGAAAATTAGCAGCAGATAATGCCGTAACAGAGTTATCAGCATTGAACCTTGGAAAGGTAATAGCAGAAGGATTTGTTAAGGTAAACATTGATTGTCCAATGGTAGTACCTCCTAAACTTGTTCTGCCTGTCGCTGCTACTAAATCAGTACTACCTCCATCCCATTTTAACCTATCTGTATATGCTGTATTCCAATTACTTGAATTATTTACAATAGATGTTGTCCACGTTGTGCCTGTTGATAGGGGTATTCCAGCCTCTGGATAAATAGGATTTCCAGCCTGAGCCGAACCAACCGAACCAATACCGCTTACCGTTGCGACGGTGTAATTAGCACCTACTTTAAAAGATGTCGAAACAATGGTAATTTTATTTGTGTCAGTTAAATTATATTGGTCATTGTTTAAAAGTTGTCCATTCCTAAAAACCAAAATATAAGCCTTTAATTGAATAGGGAATTTTGGCGTAATTGTCCAAGTCAAAACACTTGATAAGGCTGGTTGATATTCTTGTTTTAATATTTTAATAGTATCATTGCCAATAGCAACATCAACTATACTATCCCTTATCCTGGTAAATACTGCTGAACTATCTAAAAGTAATGTACCAGTTGTTGTTATTGTTCCACCACTTAATCCGTAGCCAGTTGCAATGCTTGTAACTGTACCGCTACCTTTTGTATCTATTCTATTTGATAATGAAGCCGTGTCGGTTGCATTTAATTTTGATGCAAACCTTGTAGTAAGGTTTAATAAACTTGTATCGGTTAATTCCATTAATACAGATAAATCAGCAGACACTGTACCCGTGGTTGTTATTGGGTTAGGTGAAACAAGTATTCCCGTACCACCTGAAATTGAAGTAAGGCTTCCCGATCCTCCGCCACTTCCTGCACCGCCACCACGGGGGAATATTACCGTGTAATTATCGTTAACTTTGAATGATGAAGCTGAAATAACCACGCTTGTTGACGTTGGTACGGTGTATTGAGAAGGTAATAAGATTTGTCCGTTGCGATACACTTGAATAAAGGTAACTCCCCCAGGAATTAAAGTGTCTGTTTGTGTCCAAGTTAACGTTGATGTTGTTACGCCTGTGGTATAATCCTGCCTTGCATATAATCGCCCCGTTGTATCTGCGTAGGCTTTTGTTGCGTAGTTGGCTAACATTGTGGCAGTATCGCTTACTAAAAGTGCAGCAGTTGTATCGCGCCATAATCCACCAAAATAATATAAACTTGATTTTTCAACTGGTGAGGTAATTGCCACGTTGTGCAATTCGTTTAAACTATAACCCGATGCTACACGTATAGCAATAGTTCCATTGTTTGAAGATGAATTTATACAAAAGCCAATAGGCATATCAATGTTTGGAGCAATAGGCTCAACATCTGTCCAAACACCAGCAGTAGTTGGCGAAGGATAAAGAATAGCACCAGCCGCAAAGGTATCAGTGTTAACTTGCCTTATCTTGCCAAAGGAAATAACATAGCCATCCTCACCGTTGCTTAAATCATGTGCCGTTATTCCTAATAGCAATTTTGCATCTATTGAACCGTTGGCTATAAACTTTGCAACTGTTATTCTTCCACTTGCTCCAACCGTGCCATTAGCATAAACAAGACTTCCTTTTGTAATGGTTGATCCTGTCTGATTCTTAACAAGCCAAAAGTTTTTAAATCCTAATTCATTGGGCACAGCATCATACATTCCCAGTACAACCGTACCTAATTCATAATCCCATCGCATTTTTGCAGTGTCAACATTGTTAGGTGAAACACTTGTATCAAAAAATAATGAGTCAACAGGCTGCGTAAATGATCCGCCACCTACTAAAGATGCCCAAGCGCCTTGTTTCCAAACATATATACTCCCCGTTACACTATCTAACACTAAATAGGCTTTTACATTCTTATCTGCATAGCTTGTCGGCTTAGTTATTGTGTCAGAAACAAGACCTCTCCATACCAAGCCGTTTCCGGTAGTCTGAAAACCTAATCTTTGCTTGTTGCCTGTTATTGGGTAAGGAATCGAATCAATAGAGGCATAAGATATTCCTGCCACCAAAAGAAAAGCAATTACAAGTCCTTGTTTTTTGTTGCCTACCTTGTCAATGGCTTTGCCGATAAACTTGCGCCCAATGCCCATTATTAATTCATTGGCTAAAACCTTGGCAATGTTTCCAACGGCTTTTAAAAATTTCCTTTCTTTCTTTGGTGCTTTTATCTCTTCCATTATATTATGTTTATTGCAAAGACAATATAATTACTGCCATCGTAATGTGTGTTAGAATCTATGGTAATAGTAGCAGGTGCCGTTATTACATATTGACTGTCTATTAATTTCTGACCATTTTGGTAAACATGGATAGCAGCATTTAAATTAGTTACTGGTAAAACTCCATTATTTTGTGTCCAGGTTAAAACATTGGATGAAGCTGCAATAAATTCTTGATTAAATATTGATACGGCAGAGCCATTTACTGTAACATTATTTATTGTTTCTGTGACATTATTATTTACCACACCGCCACTACCTGCATTGTTTGCAACGTCGGCAAAGTCGCGAGGTTTAGATAATACTGTGCGCTCTGTATAGTTAGGCATCCAATTCTATTTTAAAGTAATCACCTTGCCAAATCTCTGTTTTTAAATCAAAACTACCTCTTTCGAAAACGTAATATCCGGATGAATATTCTATGACCTTGTGAGGAAGGTA